ACTGGGCTTTACAAGGAATTTCTCAAGGTGAGTTTCGACAAAATTATTATAAACTATTAAAACAATACGAGGAAGAAAATGGTAGAATGGTTAAAAATTAAATGGCTACAATTATGTGCCATAGTTTCAGGGGAAGATAAAAACTGGGACGGTCAAGTGGATATTAAAGATAAATTAATAGAAGCGGAACAAAAAGCTAAAAGCTAAAATATCTTAGCTAAGTCGTATAAGGACTAGCATGATTGATAAACAAAATCTAATTAAAGAAATTCTAAGTGTAGTAGGAATGTCAAAACAACTGCTAATTGCACTAGAATATAAATTACAACTTAATCAACAAATTAGAGAAAAGTTGAACAACGGGCAGAAATGCCAAGAGCTTATTGAAAGCATAGGACAATAAAATGGCAAGACAAGGTGGATTTTTAGTTGGACCAAGTATACACGGAACATCTAAATTACAAAAACATAAATTAAAAAGAGGTCTTACTAGAGATCTTAATGCTGCAGCAGGAACTTACGTGAATACTAAGTCTCCAATGACTACCGCAGGTGGTTTCTATGGTGCAGCTCCAAAGGGCGTAGGTCCAAGATTCGGCAAAACAGTAAATCCAAAACAAGCACGTTTTGGTAAAAAAGGTGCAGGTCGAATTTTACCACGTAGAGGAAGATAAATATTATTCATAAAGACTTTCATGACTTAATGAAAGCAGGACGACTCAATAGAGTCGTGGACATGTTTTACAATGGCACTAACAAAAAGCGAAAAAGCAAGACTAAAAAGGGCAGGTCTAACGAGGTTAAATAAACCAAAAAGAACTCCCAAGCACCGAACTAAAAAAGCAGTCGTTGCAACTCGCGTTGGTGGTAAAGTAAAAATTATTCGTTTTGGAGCGCAAGGTATGGGACATAATTATAGTCCCGAAGCCAGAAAGAGTTTCAAAGCGAGACACAGAAGAAATATTGCGAAAGGCAAATCTTCTGCAGCCTACTGGGCTGATAAAGTATTTTGGGCAGGAAAAGGTGGTTCTAAAAAGATGCCACCTAAATCCCAAAAATATGTTAGAGGAATTAAACGAAGGAAATAATGACAGTACCAAAAGTGATAGATAAACGAGAAGCTTGGCTAGACGGTTTATCTATGTATGCTATAGAGCAGTTGAGAAATGCAGAACGCAGAGAAGAACGAGGTTTAACACGAACTCAACGAGAGCGTGACTACATGGATCTTTGCGGTGGTTACTTATATCTATTACAACTAGCCAAAGAATACGGAATGTTTGAATCCGACGACCCTTTTAATTTATTTAACAAAGAGACTCTACATTGATCGAAGTAAGCCGCTCAGATATTGTCCCTGACTACTTAATGGATTTGGATCCAGAAAGTCGTTTCATAAAACTCCCTATCGAAGGGTATCTTGATCTGTTAGGGATCGAGCCCAACAGTTCACAAACGGCAATTATAAATGCCATCAATAATCCTAAATATCGTTTTGTCTGCGCGGCTGTTTCACGCCGTCAAGGAAAAACATATATATCAAACATTATAGGACAACTGGTATGTCTAGTACCAGCATCAAATGTTCTACTAATGTCTCCCAACTATTCACTATCTCAAATATCTTTTGATCTTCAAAGAAATCTTATAAAACATTTTGACTTAGAAGTTACACGAGATAATGCAAAAGATAAAGTTATAGAACTATCTAATGGATCTACTATAAGAATGGGTTCCATTAATCAGGTAGACTCTGTAGTTGGTAGATCATATGATCTTATCATATTCGACGAAGCTGCACTTACAGATGGACGGGATGCATTCAATGTGGCACTACGGCCAACACTTGATAAAGAAAATTCAAAAGCTATTTTTATTTCTACTCCACGAGGAAGAAATAATTACTTTGCAGAATTTTACTATCGAGGATTCTCAGAAGAGTTTCCAGAATGGTGTAGTATAAAAGCAACTTACCACGAAAATCCACGAGTTTCCGAACAAGATATTATAGAAGCAAAAAAGACAATGTCTGAAGCTGAGTTTAATCAAGAATACATGGCAGACTTTAATGTTTTCGAAGGACAAATCTGGAGATTTAATCATGAAGAATGTGTATCAGATTTAAGTGAATTTGATACAAGTCGTATGGATGTATTTGCAGGACTTGACGTTGGTTACAAAGATCCTACTGCGCTCTGTGTTGTTGCGTATGATTGGGATAATGAAAAATATTATATTTTAGATGAGTACTATAACTCAGAAAGAACAACAGAACAACACGCAAAAGAAATTCAAAAATTAATTCGTAAATGGGACATTGATTACATTTACATTGACTCTGCAGCTCAACAAACTCGTTATGATTTTGCACAAAATTATGATATTAGTACTCTCAATGCAAAGAAATCAGTACTAGATGGAATCGGACAAGTAGCTGGAGTTGTAGACAATGATCAACTTATCGTTGATCAAAAGTGCACAGAAACATTGATGGCGTTAGACCAATATCAATGGGACCCTAACCCAAATTTACTAAAAGAAAAACCTAAACACGATATGGCATCTCACATGGCTGACGCTATAAGATACGCGTTATACTCATTCGAAACTAGTATGACCTCATTTTGAGAATACCTACTGAAAAACAGTTCTTGACTTATGGTGTGACTTTTTGGTATAATTCTAATTAAGAGTATAAATATGAACCTAAAGCGAGATTTAGTTAAATATGTAAGAGACAAAGCTAAGTCGAAATACAAAAAAACAAGCAATTGTTATATTTGTGGAGAGACTAAAGATTTAGATTTTCATCATTACTACGGATTAACGGAACTGCTAGAAACTTGGTTAAAACATAAAAATATAACTATAGAGAATGAGCAAGATATACTAGAGCTTCGGCAATCCTTTATTGATGAGAACAAAGAAAAGGTGTATGAATACACCGTTACGCTTTGCCATAACCATCATCTGAGATTACATTCAATTTACGGAAAACGACCCAAATTGATCACAGCGAAGAAACAACATAATTGGGTCGAGATACAGAGAGACAAACATGGCATGGTACGATAGATTTATAGGTAGAGCAAACGTAGAGGAAAAACTCAACCCTGCACAATACGTAATATCTAGAAACGAGGGTATGACAATTGACTCTCGTGAAGTCGTTACGAATTATAGAAATGCTTACGAACAATTAGAAATTGTAAACCGTGCAGTAAATATGATTGTTGATGATGTAGCTGAAATTCCGTTTCAAATCGGAGAACAAATACTCGGAACAAACAATATTGTAAAAAATATTCGTAGATCAAAAGTTGATCTTCTAATAAATAGAGAACCAAATCCTTTTCAGGATATTAACACTTTCAAAAGAAATCTTATAATTGATTTACTTATTGATGGAAACATCTTTATTTATTTTGATGGTGTACATATGTATCACTTACCAGCAGATAAAATGACAATATATAGTGATAGTGACACTTATATTGAAAAGTTTTCATATGACAATAGTATTGACTATAGTCCAAACGAAATTATACATATAAAAGAAAATAGTTTTAATTCTATTTATAGAGGAGTTCCAAGATTAAAGCCAGCATTTAGAACAATGCAGCTATTAGGAAGCATGAGAAACTTCCAAGACAACTTCTTTAAAAATGGAGCAGTACCAGGATTGGTACTTAAATCACCAAACACTCTTTCAGAAAAAATCAAAGAAAGAATGTTGCAAGCATGGGTTGCAAGATATAACCCATCTTCTGGCGGACGAAGACCGCTCTTTTTAGACGGTGGTTTAGAAGTTGAAAACTTAACTGAAATAAATTTTAAAGATTTAGATTTCCAAGAAGGAATCAAATCAAACGAAAGAATTATATTAGAGGCTATGGGAATACCACCTATTTTAATGGATGGTGGCAACAATGCAAACATAAGACCTAACCATAGACTTTATTATTTAGAAACAGTCTTACCAATAGTAAGAAAAATCGGATATGCTGTAGAACGCTTCTTTGGTTTTTCAATCTCTGAGGATGTAACAGGTATACCTGCTTTACAACCAGAGCTTCGAGACCAAGCAGCTTACTATGCAACTCTTGTAAATACTGGCATCTTAAGTGCCAATGAAGCAAGAGAGGCACTCGGGAAAGAACCAGTAGAAGGTTTTGATACCCCAAGAGTTCCTGCAAATATAGCGGGATCAGCAGTAAATCCAGAAGAAGGTGGCAGACCAGTCGAGACCCCACCAAGCGAGGAAAATTAATATGACAAAAGATATGATGGCAAAAGCATTATCTGACTTTTTAACTAAGAAAGATGTAAAAACTGTAACTCTTAGTGAATACAAAGGATTTGGTAATGATGTACCAGTAAAAGACTATCTTTTAAGAAGGGCCTTTGGATCTTGGAGTCGAGTATTATCTGCAATGAACTTACGTCATCCAGTAAAACTAACACCAAAACCAACCCCAGCCCCTAAAAAAGTTGCTCCTAAAAAGGTAGCACCGAAAAAGGAGAAAAAAGATGTCAAATAAAATCTTTCATTGGACCAGTACATTTAAATCATTAGGCGATACCGACGATGGTGGAGTCGAGATTAAAGGCTCAGCAAGTACTAATGGCTTAGATAGAGCTGGAGATATTATCGAAGCAGATGCTTGGGCAAAAGGAGGATTAGAAAACTTTAAAAATAATCCTATTATCTTGTTTAATCATAACTATGATAAACCTATTGGTAGAGCAAAAGATATTACAGTTACAGACAACGGACTAGAGATTTCTGCAAAGATTTCAAAAGCTGCTGGTGATGTAACACAATTAATTAAAGACGGTGTCCTTGGAGCTTTTTCTGTTGGTTTCAAAGTCAAGGACGCTGATTATATGACAGAAACCGATGGATATAAAATAAAGGACGCGGAACTTTTCGAAGTATCTGTAGTTTCAGTGCCATGCAACCAAGGGGCAACCTTTGGATTAAGCAAATCATTCGATTCTATGGAAGACTACAACAAGTATAAGCAAACTTTTTACAAGACTAACTCAAATGATTCAGCAGACGCTGTTGAAGTTGAGCAGTCAAATAGGGCAGACGCCCAGGAAATGGAGACTAATATGTCAAATGAAAAACAAGCTCCTGTAGCACCTGAGTTCGATCTTGAATCATTTGCCGCTGAAGCTGCTGAAAAAGCAGTTGCTAGCTATGCAATGAAACAAGCCGAGCAGAAGGCTGCTGAAGAGAAATTAGCTTTAGAAGCTGCTGAGAAATCAAAAGCAGAAGCTGAATCTCTTAAAGCCTCCGAGGAAGCAAAACAGGAAGAGCAAAAAACTATCGTTCAAGCAGGACTAACTGGTGCTGAAAAACTAATGAATGATGTAGAATCAAGAGTAAAAGAAGACTATTCTAATTTAGAACAAGTTGTTAAATCTCTTGAGGCTCAACTTTCTGAGAAATCAGAAGAAATCATGAATATCAGAGAATCCAAAAGACATTTTTCAGACAGAACATCTAACGGTGACTGGAAAAAAGAATTTGAGCAAGATATTCTAGACGCAAAATTTGCTGGTTTAGCTACTGGTAAAGGATGGGACAACGAAATGGCTAAAGGTTTAATGGAAAAAGTTAACGCACATAGTGGTGTTGGCGTTTCTTCAGCAGACTTTGAGCAAGTTGTTTCAACAAACATTGAAAGAGATATTCAAAATGAATTAGTTCTAGCACCTCTCTTTAGAGAAATTGCTATGACTTCTGCAAACATGATTATCCCAATCTTACCAGATAGCGGTTATGCTGAATTCGCTTCAGCTCAAACAGCTTCAGGTTCAAGCCCACACGGTAACTTAGCTCAAAGAGGTGACTCTTATGGTGCTCCTTATGGCGGCGTTGACTTGACTGAAAGAACTCTTTCAACCGTGAAGCTTATTTCTCAATCTTACTTAGGTAACGAGACAGAAGAAGATGCAATCTTGCCAATTCTACCATTGATCAGAGAATCTATGGTTAGATCACATGCAAGAGGTATTGAAAATGCAATCTTAGCAGGTAACCACGACAATGGTGTTTACACTTCAGGCGCATTTGAAGGTCTATTAGCAGCAGCTGATTCAGACAATCATGAGTCTGTAGTTGGAACAGGTGGTTTCGCAGCTAGTGACGCAGTTACCGCAGCTGATCTTCTCGCTATGAGAAAAAATATGGGTAAATATGGAATCAATCCAAACGACGTAGTTTATATCGTGTCACAAGACGTGTACTATAACCTACTCGAAGATGCTGAATTCCAAGATGCTAACTTAGTTGGTGATATGGCTACTAAGCTAAGTGGTGAAATTGGTCAAGTATTCGGTTCAAGAGTACTAATGTGTGACGAATTCGCTACTAAAGCTGCTGACATCTATGGTGCAGTTGCTGTATACACTAGAAACTACGTAATGCCAAGACTACGCGGTGTAACCGTTGAGTCCGATTACGAAGTTGCTAACCAGCGTAGAGTACTAGTTGCTTCACAAAGAATTGGCTTCACCGATCTAATCGATGGTGCTACTTCTAAGTGGGCATTAGCTTACCAATCAGCATAAGGATAACCCTTAACGTAACATGGTTTTTGGGAGTGTACCTTAACACTCCCTCTTTTTAATTATGGCAGATTTAATAACAGTACAAGAGTATAAAAATGCGGAAGGGTTGGCAAGCCAGAAGGATGACCAACGTCTCGACATTATCGTACCCCAAGTTAGTAATTTAGCCAAAAAGTACTGTGGTACCTCTTTCATTGATTATTATAGTAGTGGTAAAACTGAAACAATTTCTATTGACGATAACTTTACTAGTACTATAATCGTAAGCGAAAGTCCACTAATAGCAGTAAGTAGTGTAAAAGAAAGAACATCATATGGTGGAGATTATGATACACTAACAACTGCAGATTTTGAGTATTATGTTGATATA